CTTAATTTATCATCTCTATACCAATTGTTTCTATAATTATAGATTTTATCTTGAAGTGTATAAATGTCCGTATTATATTTCTTTTTTAAAACACTATTGAATTGATCTTCTGAAAGATACCATTGGTAATAAGGATCAATTATTTCATTTGAAAGATAGAGTAACCAATCAGCATATTCATCATTATAATAAAAATCTGAGATACTATCCGGTCTTTCATTTTCTTTAATGTCATACTTATAATATACATACGGATTGTTTATAACACTATCTACAAATTTAATTCTTTGTGTAATATTCACGGCTATGTTATTAGCATATTCTACCTGTTGAAACTTATCAAAATATCTTTCGGACATTTAATTATGCCTTTATTAATTAAGTTATTAGCGGAATAATTTTTCGAAAGCATTATCTTCCGGAAGATTGATACCATCTTTAAAAATAGATAGATTTGGATTTGCTCTAGTCTTTCCACCATTTTCAATATCATCTTTAAGCCAATATTCAACTTCCATAAACCCAAGTGTTAAGACTATGCCGGTTGGAGCATTTGTACCTTTAAAGAAACTTGGTCCGTTTGGTGCATAATCGGCAGTCATAGTAGTAAGAGCTGCGGGTTTAAACGAATAAAGATATTCTTGTCTAGGATAAAGCGATATCCAAGCTAAGTTTGGATAAGACATAAAAATACCACCGGTTGATGGTACCAGCGCAGGAAGCATATTCGATTTTAAAGACATAATAATTGCTACTAAAGTATTAGATTCATCAACGTTTCTTGGATATAATTCCCAAGTAAATTGATGTGATTTAAAATTTGGATGTTGAAATAGCACTGATAAGAATGGATTAACCGCCATTCCGGCTATTGAAAGTCCTTGAGCAACATTTGTATTACCTAAAATCTTATTAATTGTATCAGCACCATAGCCAACAATACCGGCAGCACCACTATCCAATAAAGATTCTAATTTAGAAAGTCCTTGTGTAGAACTATTTGGATTATCTTTTAAAAAGTTTTCTATAGCAGCACCAACTGCTGCTGGTGCGCCAGTACTATTCCAAGCAACAGATTGCGAGTCTGATAAATTTGCCGGAATTGGTAATTGAATACCCGAATAAGTTTTAAAAATTGGTGCAGTAAAAATTGATCTTCTTTGATACCTTTGAAAAGATATGTTCATATAAGAATTTTTACCAGTGGCCGAATTAATCAAATCAAGTGGAAATCTGTAATTTCCCATAAATTTTGTAGAACCAGCCACATTGTTTGGATCATTTGATGTTTTCAATCCATTTGTAGTAACAATTCCAGCTCCTACAATTGCTCCACCGGTCACTACCGCACCACCAATTGCTACTCTACTAAGAAGACTTGCTAACGACATAGATTTTTCCTAAATAATATTATATTTATCATTGAGAGTAAAAATGGCTTACAAAGGTTACTTTAAACCAAAAAATCCACAAAAGTATCGAGGCAACCCAACTAATATTATTTATCGGTCGGGATGGGAGCTTAAATTCATGAGTTACATTGATACACATCCCCATGTATTAGAATGGAGTTCAGAAGAATTCTTTATTCCATATAGATCACCAGTTGATGGTAAGATACATAGATACTTTCCAGACTTTTACGTTAAGAAGAAGAATCCAGAAGGAAAGATTGAATGTGTGGTTGTAGAAATTAAACCTGCTGGTCAAACTAAACCACCGGCAAAACCGGAAAAAGTAAACAAACGTTATATAAATGAAGTTTACACGTGGGGAATAAATAGTGCTAAGTGGAGGGCTGCTCAAGAGTATTGTGCAGATAAATTGTGGACTTTTCAAATACTTACGGAAAAAGAATTGCAGATTAAATTTTAATGGCTTATATTTTCTCAAAAATAGCTAAAGATGGTAATGCGGCTGGCTTTGCACCAAATAAAACAGCTGAAGCCAGAAATTGGTATAGAGATGCTGCAAAAACTGTAGCAACTGCTAATCGTAATCGTTTGATGGCAGATAAAGCTCATGTAATTGGTGAAATCACACCAAATGCAATTGGCAGAATGTATATGTTTTTCTATGATCCAAAGTTAAAAGAAATTCTTCCACACTATGATATATTTCCATTGGTATTTCCAATTGAGTTTTATAATGATGGATTCTTAGGAATAAATCTACATTATTTGCCACCAGTTGCAAGAGCTGGTTTAATGGATCAATTATATAACACTACTAATAACAATAAATATGATGATAGTACAAAATTAAATATAAATTATAGATTTTTAAAAAGTGCTTCTAGATTTAGTTCATTTGGTCCATGTTTGAAAAGATATTTATATTCACAAATTAAAAGTGGTTATTTGTATATTGAACCAAGCAATTGGGATATAGCTATTATGTTACCGACTGAAAGATTTAAAAAACAGTCAAAAAGCACGGTTCAAGAATCTGTATCAAAGGGCTTAAGATAATGGCTTTCAATATATCATCATTCAGTTCAAATATTGGACGTTATGGTGTACTTCAAAACAATAAATTTGTAGTATTCTTTACACCGCCTTTACCAATAGCCTTTAATACATTTTCTGATATTGGAGATGTATTTAATACATTCAACACCGCGCGAATGATTCAACTTCGTTCTGAATCTGCAAGAATTCCCGGTGTGTCTATTCAGTCTCAAGATGTAAAAAGATATGGTGTCGGTGTCACACAAAAAATGCCGCATAATGCAGCTTTTACTGATACCAGTCTTACGTTTGTTGCAGATAGAGATTCTACTATTCATAGGTTTTTTTATTCTTGGTTAACAAACATAATTGACTTCAATGGTAGATCTATTTTTCGAAATGTACCAAGTTATGGTGTATCATATAAAGATGACATCACTACAGACATTTACATTTTTGTATTTGATAATTCTGGAAACGTTTCAGAATTAGTTACTTTATATGATGCATTTCCAAATTCAATGAATGATGTTGCTCTTGACTGGGGAAATACAAATACTGTGATGAAAATCACAGTTGGTTTTACTTTCAGAGAATGGTCTTTAAATAATGTGAATAGTGGAATTGCGGCTGGTTTAGATTTCTTAGTTGATGCAGCTACTTCTTTCTTTGCACAAGATACAAATTACGTATTGCCACAAGATGCTTCTGCAATTATCTCAAACGGTATAGTTTAATTTTATAATTGGAGTTTGTTATGTCACTTCCTAAAATATCTCATCCACAAATTATCATTGAAATTCCATCTTCAAAAAAGAAAGTTATCTTTAGGCCGTTCTTAGTCAAAGAAGAAAAGCTTTTGTTAATGGCTAAAGCCAGTGAAGATGAAACTGACATTTTGTTGTCTATTAAACAAGTGGTAAACAATTGTGCAATAGATCAACTCGATGTTAATTCTCTTTCATTATTTGATCTTGAATACATCTTCATTCAATTGAGAGCATATTCAGTAAACGATCAAGTACAGGTATCTTATAAAGATAATGAAGACGAAAAGCTTTATGACTTTGACATTAACTTAAAAGATATTAAAGTTGTATTTCCGGAAAAAGTTAATAATGTAATTAAAATCAATGAAGCTGCTGGATTAGTATTAAAGTATCCAACTTCTTCTCTTTATGAAGATAAAGAATTTTTGTCTTCCGGAAGTGATTCTTTCTTTCAATTAATTGTTCGTTGTATGGATAAGATTTATGATGGAGATGAAGTTTTTGAATGTTCTGGCTATTCAAAGAAAGATTTAGAAATCTATCTTGAAGACTTAGACATCAATACATTTGAAAAGATTAGAGAATTCATGGTTTCTCAGCCAAGATTATCTTATATTATAAAATATAAGAATTCTCTTGGTAATGATAGAACCATTGAGTTAACGACTCTATCTGATTTTTTTACGTTGCGCTGAACCATAACAACTTAGAGAATTACTATATTACAGTGTTCTCTTTGGTTCAGCATCATAAATACTCAATAACTGAAATTGAAAACCTTATACCATTTGAACGTGATCTTTACATTGAGATGTTAATGAACCATCTTAGAGAACTCGAAGAACAGAGAACACGCAATGGCTAAATTCGGAACAAAGACTGAAGATGATGTTGTAGCTAAAGTGGATATAATTCCATCAGCACCGGTAACACCAACACCATCGGTAGCTACACCACAACAATCTTCTGGTGGATCTCTTACTACATCAGAGATTGAATCAAATATAGAAAAGCAAAGTGAACACTGGGTAAAGGCTTATTGGAGACCGGCTATGGGCTGGCTTTATATGGCAATGTGTGCATTTGATTTTATTTTATTTCCAATTTTTGCAATGATGCAACCAGTCTTCATGAAAATATGGAAG